TTCCTTTCCTATAATGCTTAATGCACAGGAGAAATATTATGGCAAAAGTTTTAGATGACGTTTTAGAAAGTACGATTGAAACAAGTTCATTAGACGAAATTGATGCACCCATAGAGGCGCAAGTCGAACAACCTGTTGAAGACGATTTACCTGAGAAGTACCGCAACAAGTCCGTTAAAGACATCATTGCAATGCACCAAGAGGCTGAAAGGTTTATTGGCAAGCAAGGCGGTGAGGTAGGCGACCTGCGTAAAGTGGTAGATGACTTTATTAAGACGCAAACAGCTAATAACTTAAAGACACAAGAGATAGAAACTAATAGTGATGAGGACTTCTTCATTGAGCCTAAGAGTGCTGTAAATAAAGCAATCGAAAATCATCCAGCTATTAAGGAAGCCCAGCAAGCATCTATTGCCATGAAACAAGCGGCAATTCAAGATAAGCTTTCTAAGGATTTCCCTAATTATGTAGAGGTTGTTACAGCCCCTGCGTTTGCTGAATGGATTAAGGCATCTAAAGTTAGAACAGAGTTATACAACCGAGCAGATAGTAATTTCGATTATGATGCGGCTCAAGAACTCTTGTCTACTTGGAATGAACGACAATCTATCAACACTAAGGTAACAGAAACTGCCAAACTAGACCGTGACTTACAACTCAAAGCGGCTGATGTTGGTAATGGAAATGCCCAAGAATCTGTTTCAAAAAAGAAATATCGTCGAAGCGATATTATTAAACTTATGCAAACTGACCCTGAAACGTATGAAGCTCGCTCACAAGAAATTATGCAAGCCTATCGTGAAGGTCGAGTAATTTAATTTAAACAATATAGAAAAGGATTTACAAAATGGCTTTAGGCTCAAATCAAGTAACAACCACAACTGCTGCAACCTTTATTCCTGAGATTTGGAGTGATGAGATTGTTGCCGCTTACAAAAAGAACCTAGTTCTTGCAAACTTATTTAAAAAAATGTCATTCGTTGGTAAAAAAGGTGATACAGTTCATATCCCTTCACCAACCCGTGGTACAGCTTCTTTAAAAGCAGCTAACACACAAGTTGAATTACAAGCCGCAACTGAAGGCGATGTAGTTGTAACTATTGACAAACACTACGAGTACTCACGTTTGATTGAGGATATCGTCGAAGCACAAGCTTTAACTTCACTACGTCGCTTCTACACTGAAGATGCTGGTTATGCTCTATCTAAACAAGTAGATACATCTCTTATTCAATTAGGTCGTGGCTTCAACGGTGGTAACGGTGCTGCTACTTACGGTGGTGCTTACATCGGTGGTGACGGTACAACTGCATACAACTCAGGTACACCTAATGCTTCTGCATTAACTGATGCTGCTATCCGTCGTACAATTCAACGTCTTGATGATAACGATGTTCCTATGGATGGTCGTTTCTTCATCGTTCCACCTTCATCTCGCAACACATTGATGGGTTTAGACCGTTACACTGAGCAAGCATTTGTTGGTGAATCAGGTGCTAACAACACAATCCGCAACGGTGAAATTGGTAATTTGTATGGTATCCCTGTATTTGTATCATCTAACTGTGATACTGCTACTGGTGCTGCTCGTATTGCATTACTAGGTCACAAAGATGCTGCTGTGTTGGTTGAACAACAAGGTGTTCGTTCACAAACTCAATACAAACAAGAATACTTAGGTACTCTATACACTGCTGATACATTGTACGGTGTAAAAGAGTTGCGTGATGGTTCTTGCTTTGCTTTAGCAGTGCCTGCATGATGATTGGTTAGATATGCCGACTAGAAATAGTTGAGAACACTCTTAGGGGAAGTGTGGCAGAATCCCCTAATTCTTCTCTCAAGGAAACTAATAATGATACAATGCACTAAATGTTTAGAAATAAAATCTGAAGAATTTTTTAGAAAAGACTTAAAAAAGATAAATAACAAAAAAAGTAATTGTAAAAATTGTGAATCAAAAGCAGATACTAGATATAAAGATAACCCTGAAAAAGAAAAACAAAGGGTAAAATCTTGGCGAAAAACACAAGGTACTAATTTAAAAAATACCTATAAAAAATGGGCATTAAAAAAGAATTATAATTTAACTTTAGAGGAATATAATTTAAAGTTACAAGAACAAAATGGAGTTTGTGCAATTTGTAAAACTCCTCCAAATAAAAAACAATTAGCTGTAGACCATTGCCATAAAACTGGAAAAAATAGAGAGTTATTATGTGCTAATTGTAATACATCTTTAGGGTTATTATATGATGATTTAAATATAATAACTTCTTTAAGAAATTATATTATAAAACATCAAGAAAAATAGGAAAATATATGGCTCAATTCAAATGTTTACTTTCAGGTACTATTGTTACTTTTGAACACGCACATGATATTAAAGAAATGCTTAGACATCCTCAATATGAGTTTGTAGAACCAAAAGTAGTTAAAACTGAAAGTTTAGTAAAAGAAAAAACAGTAGTAGTAAAATCTCAAACTAAGGAATAATTATGGCAATCTATCGTGGTGAAGGTGGTAGTGGGGATGCAACAGCAGATACCTCCAATACCTCTGCTATTGCTATTGCTGCTGCTCTAGATTCTCAGAATAGTGCCATAGCGTCAGCAGCTAGTGCTACTGCTGCTAGTGGTTCAGCTACTTCTGCTTCAGGTAGTGTAACTACTGCTGCTACTTCAGCAACTAATGCGGCTGCTAGTGCTGCAACAGCTACAACTAAAGCATCTGAAGCCTCTACAAGTGCTACCAATGCTGCTGCCTCAGCTTCTACTGCTACCACTCAGGCTACTAATGCCAGTTCTAGTGCTACTACTGCAACAACTCAAGCAACAACAGCTACCACACAAGCTGGTTTAGCAACCACTCAGGCAACTAATGCTGCTACATCAGCTACGGCAGCTAGTGATTCGGCTACCTCTGCGGCAACTCAAGCATCTAATGCAAGCACAAGTGCCACAGCAGCTTCAGGTTCAGCTACTACTGCATCAACACAAGCAAGCAATGCCTCTACGTCAGCAACTAATGCAGCGAGTTCAGCATCAGCGGCTTCTACAAGTGCAACCAATGCGTCATCAAGTGCCACAGCAGCTAGTGGGTCAGCTTCTACAGCATCCACTCAAGCAACTAACGCAGCAGCGTCAGCTACAACAGCAGGTACACAAGCCACCAATGCAGCGACATCCGCTTCTAGTGCCTCAACATCTGCTGCTACAGCCACAACGCAAGCCACTAATGCTAGTTCTAGTGCAAGTGCTGCTGCTACCTCTGAAACTAATGCGGCATCGTCTGCTTCAAGTGCTTCTACTTCAGCTACAAATGCAGCCAATTCAGCTACAACTGCTGCAAGCTTTACACCAAGTCAAACAGGGAATAGCGGTAAATTCCTTACTACAAATGGTACGGCTACCTCTTGGGGAACAGTAGATGCACTACCCTCACAGACAGGGAATAGTGGTAAATATTTAACTACTAATGGAACTGCTGCTTCTTGGGCAACTCTTAATGTAGACCCTAATGTTACAACTAAAGGGTTATACGAACATAGTAATACAATTTCTGCTAACTATGCTATAGCTGCTGGTAATAGTGCAATGTCCACAGGACCAATGCTTATTGCAAGTGGTTCTACAGTTACAGTTCCTAGTGGCTCAAGATGGGTTATTCTTTAAGGAAAAAATATGGCTTCAATAATTAATGCCTCTACAAGCGGAGTTGGTGGTGTAATAACCACTGCCGACAATAGCGGTGATTTAAACATACAAAGCGGTGGCTCTACTAAGATTGCTGTGACATCATCAGGTGTAGCGGTAACTGGATTGAGTAAGGCATCGTTACCTACTGGTAGTGTGTTACAAGTGGTTCAAGGAGCATACTCCACTCAAGTCAATAATTCTACAACGACTTATGCTGATACAGGATTAACTGCAACAATAACACCTACATCAGCTACAAGCAAAATCTTAGTTTTTGTAAGCCAACTTTTTTATAAGTCGGCAGGGAATACCCAAAATGGTGTAAATACTAAAGTTTTTAGAAATTCAACAGATTTAGGGCAGTTTACTTATGTTTTGGGATATACTAATTCACTACTTGAGGTTTATGTTCAAGCAACTATTCAATATTTAGATTCGCCAGCCACTACTTCTGCAACAACATACAAGACTCAGTTTGCCAACCAAACCAATGCGGCATCAGTAGGCGCTCAGCAGGGTAATATTGGCTCATCTACAATCACTCTTATGGAGATAGCAGCATGATAGAAGCGATATTCAAACTATATCCACAAGTGGTTCGCACAGTTGGCGATGAAGCCTTTGATGCTGATGGCAATCAAGTCACATACGACCTAGCCTTAGTCCAAGCAGAACAAGAAGCAGAAGACAAGCGTCAAGAGGCAAGAGCCTACCTAGCATCAACAGATTACATGATGACAGCAGACTACGACAAAGACACTACAGCAGTTCGTGCGTTAAGGGCTGAAGCTCGTAATGTAATAAGAGGAGTAATCTAAATGCCATTAGTCATCGCAGGTGCAACAAGCGGAAGTACTACAGTACAAGCCACAGACGCAGTCACGGCAACCATCACGTTACCAAGTGCTACCACAACATTAGTCGGTGCTACCACACCTAGCTTTACGACAACCATCGGTGTCGGTGGTGCTACTCCAAGTGCATCAGGTGCAGGTATTACATTCCCTGCTACACAATCAGCTAGTACAAATGCTAATACGCTAGATGATTATGAAGAAGGTACTTGGACACCTGCATATTCATCATCAGGGGCTACGTTTACCTATGGAGCAGAAGTTTATGGTTCTTATACAAAAATTGGCCGTCAAGTGACCTGTCAATTTAGAATTAAAGCTGCTACTGTATCGGGGACAACAACAAATCCAGTAGCTGTATCAGGGCTTCCTTTTGCAAGTGCTAATTTAAACACATACAATTCTTCAGGTGTGGCTATTGGATTATGCACATTAGGTGCAGCTATATCAGGAACTGTGGACAATAATAGCTCATTAATATCATTATGGATTACAGGCAGTACAGGTCAACCTGTCGCAAGTGCAACGCCTAGCGCTTTCTTAATGGGTTCAGTAACTTACTTCACCGCATAATACAAGGATAGTTAAAATGACAACACTAATACCAACGAGTGACTTAACAGACGTACCTGCTAACGTAGTGGCAATTGCTAACGCAGCTTGGACAGAAGATGTAGTAACAGCTTATCAAGAACAGGTAGCGAAAGTAGGAGCATAACATGGCAATCACGCTAAATGGTGATCTTCCTC